TTATCGTTCATTTTTTCTTTGTTCTAGCTCTTGTCTCTACAATAAGAGCATCTTGTATACGGATCTTATCGTCCTGTGCCTTAATTTGTTTCTTTAAATCTTCTATACGTTCGATCAATATTAGATCTTCTGAGTTTAGGTTATTCCATCTACTCGTTGCTTCATCTATACGTTTATTTTGATAGACGATCTGCTCATGATAATCCACCATCTGGATATAACACATGAATGATGTATATAAACATGCAGCGCATAATAACGTTAACATGAATCCAATTACTCTCAACTTAATTCTCATACTTTATATGACTCCTATGTACACGACAGTTCACGATCCCATTATACCACTTATCTGGGTTTTCTAATACTTCATTTTGCATTTGTAATTTTGCTTCAAAATAACTTGCGGTACCTTTGGATAAGCAAAACATTAGGATTTCCCGTTTGAACTTATCTTCTCCTAATGCCTTGACATCATCTATTACTTCTTTTGATGAGGACCAATATGTCCTCCAATCTGATTCTATCTTGCTGCGGATTTTCTTTTTCTTTTTGTTACCGTTTTTAAGCGTAACTGTTCTTGTAGCAGTCTTAGAAAATTTAGTGAGTTTCTTACCAATATACTTTTTATTGGTAATGCAGTTAGTAATGATATATACAAACCCAACATATTTATCGTCAATAGTCTCAACGGGCACATTGTTGTACATCCATGTCATTCATCATCCTCGTCTTCTTCAAATATATCTGCACCGCATACTGGACAATACACAATATCTTCAATCGTAACATCGTTAGTCTTAACGGTCACCTTGCCTGTTGACTCACAGTTCTCGCAATGAAAATATTTTGTTGCCATTATTGGGCTCCTCCCCATACATCTTCCCATGAACCTTTAAGTGCACCCTTCGCATAGTCGGTTACACGGTTCTCAAAGAAGTTACCATGAACTGGAGCATTGATCATCTCCTCAACCCATGGTAGCGGGTTCTTTTTAACTTTAAAAATACCTTTTAATCCGAGTGAGATCAAACGCCTATCAGCGATGTAACGGATGTATTGTTTAACATCTGCTGGCTCTAACTCTCTCATGTGTGTACCAGAGAATGATAAGTCAATGAACTTATCTTCAAGCTGTACCATCTTCTCAGCTATAGTATATATGCGACCCTTTAAGTCATCATTCCATATCTCGTTGTTCTCTTTGATAAATGTTTTAAATAGCTTAATCATGTTCTCAGCATGCATGGTTTCATCAACGATTGACCATGTAACGATCTGACCCATGCCTTTCATCAAACCATGACGAGGAAAATTAAGCAACATAATAAAAGAACTAAAAAGCTGCATACCCTCCGTGAAAGCAGAGAATACTGCGATGTGTGTTGCAGTTGAAGATAAGTCACCGTTTTTCGAACTGAGTTCCGTAACATAGTCGTGTTTGTCCTTCATTTCTTGGTATTCAAGGAATTCATTATATGTAGATTCTGGCATACCTAACGTCTCAATCAAGTGAGAGTATGCTGCGATATGTAATGCTTCGCGAGCCGCAAAGCCCATAAGCATCATTCGAACTTCTGGTTGAGGGAAGTATGGTAGGTAGTTCTTAACATAACCGCCNGCAACGTCGATGTCACCTTGCGTAAAGAACCTAAATATATTAGTAAGGAACTGCTTCTCTTCCTTTGTTAACTTCTTCTTCCAGTCCTTAACATCTTCTGCCATAGGAACTTCTGTATGTAACCAATGTGCCTGTTCATGTTTCAACCATGCGTCATATGCCCATGGATAATTGAATGGCTTAAAGTATTCTCTCGTATCGGTTAATTTGTCTGCCATTAGATGTTCAACTCTTTCTTTAGTTCGTTAAATAAATTCATACAATGATCAAATCCTGCTATTGCTTCGTCTAATAGATCTATACTTAACTTAGAGTCTATGTATGCAATGCATGCAGGTCTATCTTCAAATGCATAAGCATGACTGGGTCCTGGTACTAACTTACCTATCATCTTACCACCGTATAAATCACCCATATGTCTTACATATACATGAGCCATGATCTGGTCTGGTCGACTATCAGCTAAAGATAATAGATGAAACATGTAATTCTTTGTACTTATATAAGGTGCCACGATAGTTCCACCTAACTCTGCAATATCAAGTGATATCTTATGAGTACGTCTAAGGTCTTCCATACCTTCAAACAGCCCATGAACTGTAGCGCATGCTTCTAGTGTAGAGTATATATGCCACATCTGTTGAAGGTATGTAAGATAGTGTTCCTTAGTTATCTTACCAGTGAACATATACTGGACAAAATCAGATCCTTCGACCTCTTTGTGTTTTGCTCGAGTATGTTCTGTAAGTATCGTTGCCATTACTTAGCGATTGGTANNTTNAANTTAATACCAGTTGCTTGCTCGATTGCTGGTACAGTTGTTTGATACTTAGGCAAGTCTTTAACGGGTAATGCAGCGTTTGGCATTAACCATGCAGTAACTTTCTTACTATTCTTTTCATAAACGATCTTATATAAACGAGTAGGGATACCTAAACCACTACCGATCTTTTGATAACCTTGATCCCAAATACCACCAGAGATAACATAGAAGTCTGTGTTTGGTGTTGCAACCCATTGACGTTCATATGTTTCTGCTTGTTTCCAAATACCACGATTGTTGTTAGCTACTTGTGGAACCATGTTTGATAAGTTAAAACTCTCACTCATGATCGCATCGCTCTGTGTGTTGTTACCTGCTGGTGCCATATGACCGCGGTCATGTGTTTTACCAACGATAGCATAGTCAGCTAGGGATGCTGAACAGTTAGGTGTTACTAATGCATCAGGGTGAAAATTATCTTTACGTTTTGCTGGTCCACTGATTGCTGCTTTTGTTAAATGCTCAAACACTGCTTCTGGAGCTTTAACATCACAACGATGGATTACTGCATAGTTTAAATGACATAACTCTTGGTCACCNGCTTTTGCTGTNTATGTTGGTAATGCTGCTTCAAACTGACTGCAGTCTTTTAAACCTGCAAATGCTGCTGTTGTTGCTGATGCAAAAAATAATGCTGCTATAATCTTTTTCATTTATTATCCTCGGTTTCTAAATATATATTACACTCACTTACTGTTATGTCTTTGATCTTTACCTTCTTACCATCGATCCTCACAAAGACATGAGGTTCAACGTACTTCTTCTTTAAAGATGCTGCATTGTTTGTTGCTAAAAAGATATTACGTCCAGCATCTTTTAATCTTTTAATCATTCCTTCGATATGCATGTTATGTCCAGACCCTATAGTTTTCGTAAGCACATGGATTTTTTGGATCCAACTCTCTGTAGAATAAACTGTTGACATCTTTGAATGGTGTCCATTTTGTTTCAACGAATGGGACTTTACCTAGATATGGGTCAGCATACTTCAATACGAAGTCATATGGTATTGCTTCTGGCTCCACATAACCTTCATTTGGGTTCTCAATTGCCCATATCATTGCACCTAACATTGATGCAACAACCTGTAATGATGTAGCGTTCTCTCCTGGTATTAGTCTCCTTGCTTCCTCGATAGTTAACTGTGAACCGTGCCACATACCAAAGTCATCCCCCAATAATAGCACACCTAATTCATCCATACCACCCACGATCTCATCCTTAGCGATGCGTAGTTTAGTATGTAGATCTAACTCTTTACCTCTCATCTCATGTACTGAAGCGATAGCTGCATCACATGGTTGATAGACGTAGTATACTGATGGCCTAAACGATTTATCTTTAGTTTCAAAGTATTCTGATATCGTTACAGCTTCTGAGTGTTGGATATGGAAGCCATTGTATTGACCACCTAATGGAACCCATGATCTTAGTAACACTGATACACCGGGTTGGAATAGGTATGCAGTGTTACCTTGTGCTTTACCATTCTCTGGGTTAGTATCTTCGTGTGTACCCCAACCCATCTCAGCGGGAGCTCTACCTTCTGCCCAAAAACCTTCACATGACCATGTATTTACAAACTCATTCTTTTCTTTTGGTTCACCAAGGACTTGTGTGTCACGTTCTGCAACATGTACTACCTTAACACCAACCTTCTTCATCAACTGTGCCCAACCTTCTTTATCGGTTGGTACTACATACTTGATGCCTTTCTTTTCTGCTAACTTGAGTAACGCTCTCTTAGTAAGGTGTGTCACCAAACCAGGGTTTGCACCATGAGTTCCAACAACCGTTGCTGCACCTTTGTACTTCTCTGCCATAGCACGAACTTCTTTATGAGTATGGTATAGTGTACGTTCTGCTAGTTTAGGGATAGTCTCGTCTGGTTCATCTTCCCATCTTTCAAGAGATGTATTGATGTAATGAACACCATGTTTTAAACACCATTCAAGGATCTCAAGTGCACCGATGTTTAGTGATACATCGATAACAAACCCACCTTCATCTACATACTTTGATAGTGTAGATTCTAAGTTATTCCTTAAGATCTCTTTCTTAATGTATGTGACTGCAGACTTACCATTACGTTCTTTAAAAGTTTTTTCGTTCTCACCCTTCTCAAGCACTATAATGTTAGATGCTTCAGATGTGATGTGTCTAAGGATTATTGGTAAGATCGCTTGACCTACAGATCCATAACCTAAGATCAAGATCTTCCTACCATCAAACTTTACATACTTCTTATTTTTATAGTCTATGAACTTACTAAAATTTTCTATTGCCATTTTAATCCCTATATTTTGTGAATAGTGTGAAGGTCATCCTTCACAGGCAAGACAAGTGTCTCCGTCTGTCATTGCTTTAAGGTTGATTTCCGCTATCACTTCACGTTCAATACGTTTAGATACTTTGTCTGCCTTAGCAATCTTATCCGAACGACAATAATACATAGTCTTTAATTTTTGTTTCCATGCCATAAAGTGTACTGCATGGACGTATTTGATGTTACTATCTGGTCTAAAGAATACGTTTAAGCTTTGTGCTTGGTCGATAAACTCTTGACGGTCTGCTGCATGCTGCACCACCCATCGTTGGTCAATCTCCATAGAAGTCTTGAACACATCCTTGGTCCAATCGTCAAGTATATCCAAATGTTGAACTGAACCATCATTCGCAATAATTGAAGACCAAACCTCATCATATTTATCACCAGCTTTCTCCTTTATAATCTTGTCAAGGTACTGGTTCTTGTGTAGATGGGATCCTGATAAGGTATCTTGTCTATACGCATTTGCTCTAAATGGTTCGATTGAGGGTGATGTATTTCCCATGAGGATCGAAGAACTAGCGTTAGGAGCAATAGCCATAAGATGACTAAAACGGTTACCCGTACCCACTGCGTCGGGTGCTTCACCTCGTTCTTTACCCAATTGCTGATTCGCTTTGTCCAAGCTTGATCTAATGTGTGCGAAGATCTGTTTATTAAGTCCCGTTGCCATTGCACTTTCCCAGGGAGTATTTCTTCGCTGAAGGAGAGCATGCCAGCCAAGAGCACCAATGCCAATGCTCCGCTCACGAGAAGCAGAATACTTAGCACGCTTAATAGTGCTAGGAGCATTGTCAATAAAATATTGCAAGACATTATCCAGCATTTCTGCAACATCTTTAAGAAAAAGTTTGTCATCTTTCCAATCATCATAATACTCCAAGTTTAAACTAGATAAGCAGCATACAGCTGTTCTCTTTTCATTAGTAGGTAAAATAATCTCGGAGCATAGGTTAGATTGATGTACTTTTAAACCTTTGTCCTTTAACCATTGAGGCAACTTTCTATTAGACTCATCGATAAAGTGTAGGTATGGTTCACCTGTTTGCATACGTAATTCTAATAGCTTTTGCCATAATTCTTTTGCTGATACCACTTCCCTTACTTCACCTGAGTGTGGATCTTTTAGTTCCCAATCATCGTTAGCTTCAGGATCCTTCATACAATTTTCAATAATCTCCATGAATGCATCAGGAATATTAACACCATGATGTAAGTTCAAGCACCGCATGTTTTGGTCACCTGTTGGCTTACGCATTTCCAAGAACATCATAATGTCCGGATGACTAATGTCAAGGTAAGCAGCGTAGCTACCCCTACGAGTACGACCTTGGCGGTATGCGAGAGAACTAGCGTCGTACATTTTAAGATGAGGCATAACACCAGTAGATTTGTCATCAGCACTACGAATACCAAAGCCGATGCCAACACCACCCCCAAGCATAGATAGCCAATTTGTTTCAGATAAGTTTTCAACTAAACCCTCCGCGGTGTCTTCAATAAAGTTAAGGAAGCAGGAAATTGGAAGACCTCGTTTGCTGCGGCCAAATGAAAGGATAGGAGTAGCATAGGATAACCAGTGCTTGCTGCTATACTCATATAATCTTTGCGCATGGAATTTATCTGTTGCGAAGGCTGATGATACGAATGCAAACCTCTCTTGAGGACTTACTTCATTATCTGCCATGTATGACTCTTTTAACCTAATCATTCCCAATTCATCGAACAATGAATCTCGTGAATAGTCTACCTTAATACCGTGGACTTCGTCAGTCATTTTAACTCCAATAATTTAATTTAACTATTTTGTATTTATACTTGGGATTCTACTCGATAGGCTGATAGGCACATATCTTTCAAACTATACTGTGGGTGTAACAGGTTGAATTGATTAGTAATTGCTAGGGATGCTGGATCACCATCTCTTCGACCTGCCATTTTTACTTGAAAATCTATACCTGTGACCTCTTTCATGGTCTTAACGACTTCTTTGACTGAGTATCCATTTCCTGTTCCAATGCATTCATACGGCGTGTTAAAAGGACCATGCTTAATAGTATCACGAATAGCGTTAACAAGATCCACAACATGAATATAGTCCCGCACGCAACTCCCATCACGTGTATCATAATCATCTCCATAAATTGACATATAATCTCTTTTACCTGCAGCTGTCTCTGCTGCTATCCTAATTAGATGTGATGCTCGACCAACTTGTCTGTGTATACCATCAGAACCTGCAACGTTAAAGAACCTGAATATGGTATATGACCTTGATTGTTCTTTGATGACGTCTTCTGCTGCCAACTTAGACCTTGCATAAGGTGACTGTGCATCAAATGCTCCAGCTGTAGACGCAAATATGAAGTGAGGTTCACCATTTATACGCTGCCTTAACATGTTTACAGTACCACCGAGGTTTGCTGAGTAGTACTTAGTTGGTCTTGCAACGCTTTCTTCTACTTGGATTAACCCTGCAAGGTGTACGATGACATCATAGTCTTCATCAACCACATGCTTTGTTACATCTTTGATAAGGATTCGTTGACAGTATCTTGTAACATCATGATTATGTTTCTTCCATTCAATATCAAGACCGGTTATCTGGTGTCCAGCTTCAAATAAAACCTTTGCTAGATGAGATCCGATATAACCTGTAACACCTGTGATTAATACTTTCAACATTTTCTCCATTCAATAAACTTAAGCTTTGCTTCCATACCTTGGAATGTATTCGTATTTATCGTATCCATGATAGACTCAATAGATTTACCATGTAACACCATCTCATTAATATCTTTATATTCTATGGTTTCTGGCCATAGGCATACTGCGTAGTCCTCATCAATTAACTTCTCAATAAAGTTACAGATTTGTATGGATCTTGGTTCATTATCCATGATAAGAGTTGCATTATCTTTGATTGCTTGTATGAACTTAGTATCAAACCCTGCACCAGCCACAGCTATTGCATTAGGGATAAACATAGAATCTATTGGACCTTCTGTTACATAGATCCTCTTTATATGATCCATACGATCTATACCATAAATCTTTTCTTTCTTTTCATCTAACTTAATTGTGATGTACTTGGGTTGTTCTTTACCAAGTGCTCTACCTTGAAAAGCAATGCATTTACCATCTTCATCATAGAACGGGATGATTAACCTTGGTGTATCATATGTTGTATCTGTAAAACTATATTTTAGTTTATTGACAAACTCTTTAAACTTGGGTACATAGTAGAGATCTTTCCAACGATCTTGCGGTATCTTACGAGATATAACATATTGTAAAGCTTCTTGGTTAGATTGTAAAGGTTGTGCACCTGCCAAGATAAGGTCTGTACATATAGGCTGTGTGATCTCAGGTACGACTTCTTCGACCTTAGCATGAGGTGTGTGCTTAGAAGTATTTTCTTTATACCGTTCTAGTACATACTCGCTATAGACAGTTGGGTCAAGGTGTTTAATGAGGTTACCAATGCTCATGGATATGCCACAGTTATGGCACTTATACACTAACCTGTCTTTGTTCTTATAGACAAAGCCTCGAGCCTTTAACTCGTTCTTTTTGGAATCACCACATACTGGACAACTAAAGTTCCAATAGTAGTCATTTTTCTTTTTAAAGTTACGGAGTTTGTAGGAGATTTGACCTACGAATCTTGCATCAATGTATAACATAGAACCATTATATAATATAACTCAATTAAAGTACATTAATTTTCTAATACTGCTACGATGTTCTCTTCCAAGATCATGACACGTTGGGCACCATCCACGGTTGCCAGCTGAGCTTTTGACCAGTCCAATAGGATCTTGTCACCCACCTGCACTTCTGTCACCTCTGGGCCGATAGCCAGCACTGTACCTGTCTTTGATTCCCCATGACGGTCTGAACCCTCGATTAATATGCCTGATGCAGTTTGGTTATCACGTTTGTTCTCTGCTACTAATACTTTCTTGCCTAATGGTCTTACTGCCATGATGTTATCCTTTAATGAGCCAGATGTAGCTGGCAAATATGTTTAAGAAAAAGAAGTAAACATTTTGAATCAAGAGGGGTTTGTTTGGGTGGACCTTATGGAAATGGTGCACAAGGATACCATGAGCTATGACAAAGCCTGGGAAAGCATACTTCATGAACGGCAGTTTTAATGCCACAGATGTACCGCATAGGATGAAAAGAGTCGTGGATAACCACTTAATATCAAAGTACTTCATAATGTATTATAATATAAACGTCAATTAATGTAAAATTAATTAAGCGTAGTTAGGTGTTTCTGTGCCGTTAGCGATTGTAGTAACTAAGTTATTACTTTCATCATAGATCTTAATGTTATGATGAGTGTGTTTATGCTTATGAGCGTGCTCTTTAGCTTGATCTAATGTTTCAAAGTCCATTGAATAGACTCTTAACATAGGACCTTGCCATTTTGTTAATTTAACTTTATGTGCCATGTCTTACTCCTGAAAATAATTTAACCAGATTTCTCTACTATTTATACAATATTCATTTAGTAAAGCTTGATGAACTTTTACGTTATACTCTGGATACTGATGAGCCTGATCCAGTGTGTATGCAATATTGTTACTACTTGTTGGATCAGAGTGAAAGTCCTCATGCATCCATGGTATCTCGATACTTCCTATAACTGGTACACCTTGACTAACAAAGTCAGCAGCCACAATATTAAATGTTTCAGAGAAGCTTACCTGCATACCTATATCCATTGTAGAACATAGTTGAATGAACTCTTCCCTTGGTGTCCATTCATGATTAACCAATCTATGACCACGATCATAGAGGTGTTCAAATAGTCCAATAAGGTTACTTAACACTGGACCACCATTCATTTCAAGTCTTGCCGTATTAATATGGAAGTTTAATAGTTTACCAGATTCCTCAGCAAATTTTAAAGCACCGTACGCCTGTACGAGATGACTCTTTAATGGTCTTACCGCACCAAAGCAACCAATATCTATCGTATCTTTATTTGATATGTATTCTTTTGTCTTATAGCCTGGTGGATAGTAGTTTGGTAGATATACAACCTTTTCGTTTACCTCATCGTCTGATAAACCAAAAGCTGTTTGTATATAGAACTGTACCTCATCAAGCATTCTAGGAGCGTTGCAGGATAATATAATGTTCTTATGCATGGCGTATTCAGCTATCCAATTCATAGCTGGTCCTTCACCCGCCATAAACGGCATCTCTGAATGGATTCTTATAATCCACTTAACGTTTGGATGAAGTTTTTGAAGGATTACAAATTTTTCTGGTACAACCCATAGTGCCTCAATGATAACATGGGTTGGTCTAAATAGGGTTACTTCTCGATCGATCTTATTATTATCCTCAACAACAACGAGCTTTGATTCAATACCAGCTGCCTGAAGCATGTCGTCCATGAATTTTGCGGAATTATAGAGACCAGTGGATACTCCTATATGGTCGTCTTGTTTTGCGTAGAAGTTTGTTTTACGCTTTAGGATGAATAATGTTTTCATTGTTTAGTGTCAGTCAAGTCAGTTTTAATAATTGTATTTATAACGACAGGGCTTGATCCTGTACATCTTTTTTGTATCGAGCCATCTTGTCTAAGTAACCTTGATTACGTAGTTCCTTAAACACTAGGTTCTCGAATGAGAATTCACCACCTTTTAGGATGGCAGCGCCTCTCATGTCTCTTAGTTTATCCTTGAGGTTATTGAATGCTTCTACATCCATCTTGTTCTTGATCATATCATCGATCATATCCATATAGAACTTAATCTTCTTCTTAAGGTATGGGTTCTTTAGGAAATCATCACCAATGAATTCTGGCTTGGCGATCCATTCATCCTTTGTCAATGAATAGACACCTTGGTCTTTAGGGTATGCTACTGACTCNTCTTGTGCATAAGGCTCAAGACCATATCCAAGGATNGTNATCTTATGGGCCATAGTCCACATGACTTTCTTATCTTGTAAGTAGTCGTCTAGTAATGGGTTATCTTTGGCAATCTCGGACTTATTAACAACCAAGTGAACATCAATATCAGATAGATCAGTATAGTTGTAGTTGGCGTTGCCGCCGAGCATGATAACTTCTTTAACTGCACTTTTAGGGATCTTAGCAAATTCTCTCCATGCTTCTGCAAACTGAAGTAGCTTGGCTCTTACTTCAGGCTTTAGTTGATATTCGTTCCAGAGTTTTGGGTTTAGTTCGGTATGGTACTGTAGTTGAAGTTTTAACTCTGATATGTACTGAGCGTATTTCATTTGAAAGTTTTATTAATCAACCAACCAATAACAACAGCTCCGCCGATGACTACCCAGCGCCATACTTCAAGGACTTTAACACGAGCATCGATGCCTTTAAGCTTCTCTTCTATAGCAGATTGGATCTTAGCATGACCTTCTATGCTGTTAGCCATAGACTGGTCTAGCTTCTTATTGATCTCTTTAGCTATGTTATCTATCTTTACGTGTATGTCTCTTATGTCGTCTTCGTTACGCACAGTATCTTTCTCTATGACATTTATTCTTGTATCATGTACAGCTAATAGTTTACTAACATTATTACTAACTTCAGTAAGCTTATCTATCGATAAATCAAGCTTCTCAACTATACGTTCTAATTGTTCGAAATCATTTGCCATTATAGATCTTTTCCTGTGATGTTACCCAGTCTTGTAGTGCTTTTAGTTGCTCTGATAACTGATGGTAGTTGTTATAGTTGATGCTTATTGTTTCTCCGACGGCAGAGAGATTAACTCCGGAGGCGGATCCATCAATTCCTTTGGAGGTGTCGGGAACTTCATTTTTTGCGGCAGAATCGTGGAGCAAGACAAAAGACTTAGGCACACTGCACTTAGCATCAGACTCTTTAACATGTTGAGATAACTTCTTGATTTCATTACCCTTCTCCTTGATTACCTTTGTTTGTGTTACATATTTCGTTACAATTTGTTTTGATCTCTTATCAGCTTCAGCAACCTTACGATCCATGTCAGCCTGAAGCTTCTCAGCTTCAGCTCTCCATAACATATCCTTAGAGTATGCACCAGTAAAATAACAACCAACGCATAGTACTACTAATGATACCCATTTAAGTATGATGGCTGATAGCTTAACACCTGGGATATTACCGAGTATGGTGAATATTACAAATCCAATCCCACCTACACCCACTAACATCGTTGTTGCTTTTAATAACCATGCATCTGGAATAAATGATAATAAGAACATATTAAAATACCTTGTTGTTTCGGCGCGCCATACTTACTGCACCTTGATTTGTCTTCTTATACTTATCTATGTCTTTCTTCTTGAGTAATGGTGTAGTAGCTGCATCTGTAGATGTCATCACCCCTGTTGCATTAGCTGGAGCTGCACCTGCACCACCTCCACCTGAAACACCACCACCTCCAGCACCACCATCTTCTTCAATGCTCTTGATGAACTTTTCAAGAAGGATAGTTTCCTCAGCAAAGTAAACACCCATACCCATCAAAGTATGGAATCTTTGTTCCATCATTGATGTCGTCCTATCATTCTTTTCATAATACTCTTTGATTAGGAAGTATGCTGTAACTAAACTCTTTAGCTTATTTTCTCCACCTGGCAGTTTGTTGATTATCTTCTTCATGTTAAAGACCAATCGATGTAGGAACGTGTACGCATTTCTTTGTTCACTCGTCGTGAAAAAAGATGGCTTTATGAGATTTTTTCCTTTTTTATCGATGATGCCAAGCTTAAAGGCATCAGTCTCACTGAAGGGCTTAACCAACATGGTAAGTACTCTTAACGCTATTAAATTATCTATTACTTGTGACATTAAATCTTCCTAAGTATTTTTATTATGTGTTCATCTAGCTTGACATCAGACATCTTTAGCTTGTGTTCTGGTAACTCATCTGGCATCCTGTTAAGGAATATCAAAAACGTTACTAAGTAACTCCAATACTCTTCATCTATCTTAAAGAATAACATGTTTGTTGTTTGATCACCAAATAAGTTATATAGTACTATCAAGTGGTTAAGTATTAGGTTCTCTTTAAGATCCCCTTCGCTCTTATACCTATTGAATAGCTTCTTTAAGTATAGAAACCTCTTAAGATCATCATTAAACTCTTCCAANGAATAGCATTGGGTATTGTCATAATGATGCATCGCATAGGTTAAAAAATTATCNTCTGTCAACAATTGGTCCATATTAAAAGAGGGGAGTTAACCTCCCCCACTTAGTTAAGCTGTTACTGTTAATGTTACTGCGTTAGAGATAGCATTTGTATTAGCTGTATCAGTACCACAGATTACACGGATCTTCATACCAGTATCACCTACAGCTAGATGGCCAGAATTAATACCTAATGTATTAGTATTATAGCCCTTCCATGCTGCACCGCTGATGTTAGTCCATGTAGTACCACCATCAGTACTTTGTTGCCATTGGTATGTTAAGCTATTATAAGCACCAGTTGCAGCAGAAGTTACTGTGAATAATGCATCAACTCCAGCATTTGCTGCAGCTGTAGCGTTAACCGGTTGTGCAGTAATGATTGTAGTAGCATCAAGTAATACTGAATCGTCAGCTGTACCTGTTGCACCAGAAGCACCTTTAGCTGGGTTAGCATCACCTGTTACTGATTGTGTTTGTGCTGAGCCCATAGCTATTAAGATCTCTGATTTATGACGTACGTTACCGTTAGAGTCTGTATATGATACATACTCAACCCAACCTGGTGTCTTAAGACCACGACCACGGTTTTCAGCGTTTGAAGCTTCGTCTACGTCTTCGAAGTATAAACCTCTACCGTTGTAGTTATGGTCATTAACGTTAGCTTCACCAGTACGTTGTAGTGTTTGAACGCCAACACCAGCACCTGTTAAGTTAACTTTACCTGTAGCACCACCCGCGATAGCATTAGCTTGTGTATCATAAAGACTGATAATACCTGATGTAGCTGTAAGACCTACATAGTAAGTTTTACCGTCTGTTAAGCCACCGATGACTGTACCACCATTGATTGAATATACAACACCGTCGCCCTTAGCGAAGTCAGTGTTTGCACCCGTTAAATCTATTGTTTCTGCTGTAGTATTAACAGTCGTTGCACTGTTAAAGTACGCAATNCNTGCGACATACTTAGGCTTTGAAGCCTGATTGTCGTGATTTCCCCATAAAGCCATTTTATTACTCCTTAATTAGATTANTTATTTATACTCTAGCACCTGACTTAGATCCCGCTGGTCTGCCACGTCCGCGTTTCTCTTTTGTTTCATCATCAGGTTTCTCATCAGTCTCATCATCTTTTTGATTAGCACCACCATACGCTGTACCTTTAACTAGATTGATATGCGGATGGCTTGTATCTGGTTTAAACTTAGGATCATACGCTGATTGACTAGCTTGTCTTAACTTCTGAGCGTCTCTTAAGTCATCGATCTTACCTTCATCCATAACT